GGGAGGTGCGGTGGTGTGTGTATGCATAGTACTCCACACATCCAACCCCACCCATTTAACTCACCCCTCCCCTCTTTCTCTTACTTCCTCCCACCTTCTTCCACCTGCTCCCACCTAACCCCCCCCTTACCCTTTGGGTCCCCTGCTTGCGCCCAGATATATTTATTTACACCTCGCTTCGCGGCAAATAAAAAAGGCTGGTGTTTAGCCAGCCTTTGCGGAGTGTGTATTTAGATTTAGGCTCTGCTAGAGCTTACGTTGTTCTCTGTATCGGGTCCATGCTTCGTCCCATATTTGCCATTCTCTATTGGAGCGAGGGGAGAGGAGGTATGGTTTCCAGAAGTAGTTGATGTGTTTGCCGCATTTTGTGCAGAGTTCTACGAGGGTTTTGATTTCTTCTGTGCAGTACTTTGCTGGCGCGAGGGTAGTTTGGTGGTGTCTGCCTTCTATTCCTTTGCACCATACCTTACGGTTTTTGCTGGAGTGATGTTTCGGTTGTTCTTCGTCTATTGAGTATTTGGTGTCCATATCAGATCTACTTCTACGGAGTAATATCCGTTGGACTCTCCGTACCAAGAGATGACGACAGGGCCTTTAGCGGTTTGGAGGCGATAGAAGGTCCATTGTCCTATTCCGTAATCTAGATCTTTTACGGGATTGGTTTCGCAGTATGCATTGAGGATGGGTGTTCCGACGAGATCGTTGATGTCGCCGTCTATTTGTTTGATTTGTACGGCTTCGCAGCAATCTTGTTGATGGCGCATGGTGAGTGTGCCGTCTTCTGTTGTAAAGGTGATGCAGTCGTCTATCTCGTCACCGCGCCGGGGGAGTTCTGTTGCGGCTTGGGAATTGATGTCTATGACCTTTACCTGGGTGCAGGTGCGCCCGATTAAGAAGTTGATCTTTGGGTACATGAAGTAGTTGTGAATAATTAGGGAGACGCCGTTAAATTGATTTTCTACTTCTGGATTGCAGGGGCAATCTTTTCCTTCGGTGTGGGATTGGTTGTCGTTGCAGGGGAGGACGTGAATGTCTTTAACGGGGTTGAGCATTGTTGACCTCTGCGATAGCTTTTAACACGGCGCGAACGAGGATAGGAGCGTCTTCCGGGAAGATCCACCTACCTGCATTTATCTCTACGACCTTCTGTACAATTGCATCGAATGCTTGTAGGGAATAGAGTAGGGAGGCAGGGGTGATCTCTGGCGCAGGGGGAGGAGTTTGCTTTTGCTTGAACTCCAAGGGACCAAAGTTAAGCCCACTGTGTGGGCCTATCCAATCAGACGTAGGATAAGGGGCAACGGAGCGCAGCCAGCTTGTCCCTTGCTTTAAGAACTCGCGTTTCTTTTCTTCGGTGCCAGGATCAATGCTTTCAAAGATTTCCTCTTCCCAGGAAGGAGGTTTAGGTTGGTTGTTTTCAGGCATTGTTTTTCTCCGCTTCGTCAGCCTTGCGCCGTATCTCTTCCTTACGCTTTTCAACAGCTTCGTCGCCCTTGCGATAGATCTCGTCCATATACTTTTCAGCAGCCTCTCGTTGTTTCTCCTCGTTTTCGATTTTGGCAAGTAAAGCAGCGGCCATAGCCCTATCTACCATATCCCTCTGCCACGCATCAGGACCGAATACAGACGTTGACTGCGCCAAGGCACTCGTCTGCAACGCCCGTGCAATCAACAGCAGAATCTTCTTCGTATCGTGATCCATCCTTCTTCTCCTTGTTGGATTGTCTTTCTTTTTGTTTGATCTGCTTATATATCTTCAAGCAAATGTTGCACTTACCGTCCTTGTAGGGAGTAGCGCCGCAAACGCTACAGCAGCCTCTAGGGAACTTTCTTGGCGCGGGGGGAGGTAGGTTAGGGTTTGTGCCGTAGAGACGCCTCTGGTTGTTCCTGTGGCGCTCTCGGACGTGTTCTAGGCAGTAAGGGCCGTCTCTCTTGTTGTGTCTTGGCGCAGAGCAGATTAAGCAGATAGGGGAGGGGAGAAGCATGAAAGGGAGCCTTAAGGCTCCCTCCGTGCGATTAGACCAATGTCTCCTTCGTAACCGGAACTAGCAACAACGCTCCACCCATGCTCTTTCCACTCAGGAAACCTAGACGCAAAGTGATTGTAGATGTAATCGAAGATATATCCTGGCGCGTTGATCTCTTCTACAAAGAGATTGGTAAGTTCTACATGGGTTAAATATGGAAGCGCCAGTTCAATCTTTTCTCTTACTGGCTGTGTAGCGTGATCGTCTTTATGGATCTTCATGTTGTATTCCTATTGTTCTCCTGTCGTTCTATTATACTTCATTAACTACAGCTTTGTATAGCGCCCATGCTGGAGCGTCTTTGCCGTATTCGTTAACCCTAATACCTTCTTTTGTATTGATTAAATAACAAGCCATCTCACCGTCTGCCCCATAGCTTGATTCGATGACCCAGTATCGGTTTGTTGATTCTTTCCGCCACTTCTCTAGGGCGCGAAAGAAATGCTTGGGTTCGTTGTAGGAAGGAATCTCAATCATTCCCCAATCAGGATCGTTGTAGAAGTACCGATTCCATGCAGTAGTACGGCCCTCTACTCCGGCGCTGAAGTGTTCTGTTGTTATTTTTAGGCCTTCTACCTTCTCTGCGATAACAGCATCGTGTTCTCTCGTCCACTGCTTCAATTGTTCTTTTACTTGTTCCATGTGTTCTCCTAAAATGTCCTCTTGATCCATACGCCGACAATGAAGGCGCAGAAAGCGGTGCCAGCAAAAGCTGCTAGGGCAAGCAGCTTGACCCATACAGGGTATTGGTTGGTTGAGCCGAAGTATAGGCCCAGAAGCCAGAGAGTGGACACGAACCATAAGCCGTGCAATACCATCATTGTTGTTTTCATTTTGTTTTGCCTCCTATCCTCGGCAAATAACACGAGCGGTCTTTGTTCCCTCTAGTGCTGATTGCCATGCCCCTAAGGGCCACTCGCATCCCTCTGCGCCTCCCGGTTCGTCTGCATCGAACACTACTGACTCATTTGTCCGTTCTTTTACGATCCAGGCTTTAAGCTTGTTTACTTCTATTACGTCCCCCGGCTGGGGGTCAATAAACGGATCACGCATCTTACTCATCAAGATCCTCCTCGTTGAACAGCCGAACAGCATCGGGCAGTGATTGGACGACGTAGGTTCTCTCGCCCACATAGACTGAAAAAGAAATCTTGTGCGCGCCAGCCCCATCAATTTCAAGTGCGGCAAACATCTTGGCTTTTCTCTTGCCGTCAGATGCAAGGCTCGTAATATATCGCCCCGCAAATTCTTCAATTTTTAGCATTTAACACCTCCGGCGCGGGCGGCATGGGGAGGGCGTGGGTGGGGGTGCCGATAAGATTACGGTCGCTCAACTGCCAGCCTTCATATCGCCAGCGCAATTTAAACCAAGTCTCGTACCCCGGCTCCCACATTAGCCACCAATTCCCGTCCCGGTGCTTGTCCCCGATAGGCTCCGGCGTCGTCCGCGCCCGCAACTCCCGCAACTCAGCGATGAGGGCGGGGAGGGCGTTGTGGGCGAGGGCGATGAAGTCGGCGTCGTCGTACCCCAAGTCGCGCAGCCTGTCCCCATCTCGCTCTTTATTGCGCTTCAAGAACTTTTGCCTTCTATCGCCGACGTAGCCGTATTCAGCTACCCACTCCCCCGGCGTACTCTTCCCCAGCGCCGCTTCCAGCGCGTCCAGATCAACTTTCTGTTGTTCCATAAGTCTCCTTTTCTTCGGTCAGATACTCCTCTCGTTCCCTCTGTTTGCGCCGCTGCTCCCGCGCCAGATCGTCGCGGTCGTCGGCGGCGTGGCGGTCAGGCATTGCGCCCCTCCTGCTCGTCCACCCACGCGACGGCGGCGGTTTGGGCGGCGGCGAGGGTTCGCACGTCCTCCATTGCTGTTTGAATTTGACTGTCAAGAAGACAGCACCACCACCCTGATGGATATGCGTGAATCATCCATCCCTTGTAATTCGCAGTCATGCGGCTCCTATCGGTATCTGTGTAGACCCACTGCACCGCTCCCCGCTCCCGCATCATCGCCGCCGCCTCGCGGAGGAGGGCAGGGTCTGATTGCCGCTGTTCATAGCTTCCGTAGCCTTCGCAGTTGTCTGCAATCTCTTCTAGCCTTTCGGTCTTTTCTTCGTTCGTCATGTATTCTCCTCTCTGAACTCGTTGATCGCTTGCAACTGCTCCAAAGCCTCAGCCCCGGCGAGAAAACACTGCGCGTTTCGTTCGTGATGACCTGAGTTTGCCAAGGCTAGGCGTGAAGCGTCTGCACACGATCGCGCCATGGCTTTCTCTCGATCAGCCATCTGCCGCAGCCGCCGCACGTGGTCACTCATTCCCCACCTCCCCCGCCCGAATCGCGGCGGCGCGTACCGACGCAGAAACACCTTTAGATTTATTCACCTCTGCTATGGCTTTCAATACGCCGCGAACTACAGCAGTTACTTCTTGAGAGATCCATTTGCCGTCGTTCATCTGGACGACCTTCTCTACGATTGCATCAAAGGTTTCTAGCGAATCGACCAAAGGTCCGATGTCTGACTGTGGCGTAGGGACATCCCCAGTCTTGTTTTCTTCCGTTCCAGAGTCATTCTTAACGTTGCCGCTGAGGCCTTGGAAAGTCGGTTGCAGTAGTCTATCCATAAATGGGTGGTATTGTTTACGCATTATTCTTCTCCCTCCGCACGAAGCGCGGCGGCGCGGGCAGTAAAGTCCGATGCGGTAACATCTCCATTCCGGCCCCACCAGTCATCCGCCCAGCGGTCGTTTTCCTCCGCTGCGGCCTCCCGGCGCTGCTGGGCCAGCCAGTCGAGGGCGCGTTGGGCGTCAAGCGCCCGCGCCTCATCAATCCGCAGGCGAAGGCATGACCAGTTCGTATTGCCAACTAATTCGCACTTGATCTTCATATCTTCCTCCTGTTGGTTTGGGGTTATTGATCGATTGGCTGGGGCTTGGCGGCTTGCTTAAGCCAAGACCACGGGATCCGGTAAACCTTCCCAAATTTGGTATACGGGATCTGCCCTTGATGCAGCATCTTGTTTACCATCGCCTTAGAGATGTTGAGGTACTTGGCGACTTCGGTAATCTTGGCAAAGCCAATGTCTTCGTTGTTTTCGCTCATGCTCACGCTCATTTGAAGATGTCCTCGACCAACATCGTTGTAGAGGGATGCTTCTGCGCCACAGGAGCCTCCTGGTTCGTTTGTTTGGGCTGGAAGGACGTTAGATATGCCCGAATATCCGAAGGGCTGTAGCGAACGGTACGAGCGCCAATCCTGGTAACCTTCGGCCCAGTGTTGATCCGGCGCATAGTGCGGATCTGCTGAACCGATACGTTCAAGATCTTCGCGACATCGCCTTCCCGGAGAAGCGGTTCAATCGGCATATTGTTATTCATCATTTCGCTTAGTGTCATTGTCTTTCACTACGTTTATTCCTTTTTATCTTGATGCCTGTTTCCTCATAGAGTGTGCCAGACATCATGTAGTGTAGCACATCTTCTTCCTTGTATCGTACAGATGCACCAAGACGCAAGAAGCACGGTCCTCTATTCTGGCTTCTCCATTTGCGTACGGAGGACACAGAGGCACCTGTCAGCTTTGCAACGTCAGTATCGAGTAGGAGCGGTTTCCCTAGCATATTCAATAGCTTATGCTTTTCAGGGAGTAGCAGGAGGGAGGGACGTGCCTAAACTTGGCGAGTATCGTTAAAGTTGCTTAACCTGCTTTAGCTCGCCCCCGCTGCTCAGGCGGGGGCTGTCGGGTAGTTGTGGGTTTTCCGTTTTGTCGTTTGCCTTTATTCTTTTCCTTGTGTGAATTTTTAAATCTAACGCTATCTGGTGATAGCGCCAAGAGACTGGCTAAGGTCCACAGTTTCCACGCTGCCACTTCCAGAACAACGGTGATTCTCCTTTGCTCAATAGTGTTAGCCAGTCACTTCGCGCTACCCCTTATCCAAAAAAAAGACAATAGGGCTTTTCTTGGGATATACCATATACAGATCCAGCGCGTAGGCTTTGTATATAATCTATAGAATATCTAAGATAATATACTCTTATCTATACATTATAGAATTGCATCTAAAATATAGATAAGAAGGAAGGTATATGCAATATCTCGGGTCTGATCCTTTTCCTTCGGTTTCCAAGCTGGACCAAGGCATCCCAATGTCCCTGGTCCGTCATCTCTTTAACCTAGAGCGTAAGCATTGATTCTCTAGGTGAATGCCGATAGTGGGTGGCTACCAGAACTCAGTACCGCTCTTTGAACTGCGGCCCTATGGAAAATTATTGTCGTCTCACCAGTGCTTTCTTGAATCCATGGCTATCTCAGTGGTGATGCAGCCACCATAACGTCTGCCTGAGAACCTTTCGGCACATTCATCATACAGCACCCTGATCGCAATCGCAACAGCAATTTTATGTGGCGCTGTAGCAGTCTGTGGTATACAATCTGTCTACATGGATAAAGAACAATTGATTGAGATGGAGTCGATGCGTTGCGCGATGAAGCGTGTAGAGAAGGAAGGCGGCAGCGCAGAGGAGGTCTGCGAGATCCTCGAAGAGGAGCGCCAAAGAGAGGAGGCAAAGGTAAAGGAGGGGGAGGAGTGGTGTCGTTCCCTGGCACCGTTCATTAAAGAGCTAACGGGGCAAGAATTGATCGGCGCAGAGTATCAGGGGTTCACTACGGGGCGCAGGACATTCAAGCTGTTATGCTCGTAGTGCGTGAAGAGAGAAGAGGTCGTAACGGAGAGGGAGCTATCGAAGTACCTGAAAGTCTCCGTGCCTTGCCTAAAGTACTGGCGCAGTGTAGGGTACGGCCCCATCTTTTCTAAAACCAAGAGAGGCATCGTTGTGTACGAGATCGCCCACATTACAAATTGGCTTTCGTCTTGTTTGGTAGATCCCAGGAAAGAGCAAAGCGAAGAAGAAGATTTTCTAATAGTAGACGGCGCTTACGAAATTTACGTCTCAGGCAAGAAGTAGTGTGCTAGGATAAAGGAGTCTTGTACCGGACACCTCCTCCGATTGTTCGGTCCTCCTGTTGGTTTGGGCATAAAAATAGGCTCCTCGAAAGAGGGGCCTTTTTTTACTTCGACAGGAAATTGTAAAGCCAAGATAATGTTGCTCCAACGCCAGAGGCAATTGCTACAACGGCTGTCCATGCTTTCTTGGCGCTTTGGATCTCAGTGTCTAGCGAGGAAATTCTTTCTTCGCTTTTTTGAGTGCGCCCGTTTAGCTTTGCTAGATGCTCTGAGATGTGAGCAAGGTGAACTCTGCTTTCAGCCGCTTCGACTCGAAGGTCAGAAAGGAGCTGTTCAATTTTTTCCATACTATGAATTGTATCGGCATACAGATATTTAGGGCATGATGGTGATGTGAATATAAGGAATGTCCTCGCCGGGGAATACACTCCTCAGCAGATTGACACAATCATCGCAAAAGCAAAGACGCTGCCATACCACGAGCAGCTTGAACTGGCAGAGCTTTTAACGAAATACGAGAAGTACCTCAAGGTGCAAACCTGCCAGAACAAGTTCTTAGACTTTGTGAAAGAGATGTGGCCTGCGTTTATTCCTGGTCGGCACCATGCAATCATGGCAGATGCCTTTGAGCGAGTAGCAGAAGGTAAATGCAAAAGATTGATAATTAACATGGCTCCTCGTCACGCCTTAAGCCTAGACACTAAAATCATAACGACAAAAGGTTGGAAGACGATTGCCGAAATTGAAGTTGGCGATATGGTGTTTCACCCAGACGGCAACCCAGTTGAGGTGACTGGAGTTTCTAATGTCTTTACTGATCGAGAGATTTATCGAGTGTCCACTGATGACGGGCGCTACGTTGATGTTGACGGAGAGCATCTTTGGACAGTTCGATTGAGTCGAAAGCACGGTGTCTTTCACACATATTCCACTGAAGATCTGTACAAAAGACAATCCGGCGCGATCCTCAAGACCAAGCGTGGAGGCGGGGTTTACATCAAGGAAACGGATTCCGATGGCAAGTCCATTAGGAATCCAATGCTCCCTGCTGTATCCCCTTTAAACATACAGGACGCTGAACTTCCGATTGATCCATATATGCTAGGCGTCTGGCTTGGAGACGGGCATAAGAACAATGGTGTCATCACGATGCACGATGAGGACCAGCGGGTACTCAGGCCGATTATTGAATCCAAGGGATACAAAACAACCGATCAATCTACTCGATTTACATTTGGCGTGTTAGGCCTGAAGGAGAAGCTCAGGTCAATTGAAGTTCTTGTCGATAAGCACATACCGGAACAGTACATCATGTCCAGCCCCGCACAAAAGATGGAACTTGTTAGGGGCCTGATGGACACAGATGGGAATGTGTCAAAAGCTGGTCAATGCTTTTTTGCCAACAAGAACAAAAGAATAATAGATTCATTCAGGATAATCCTGCACTCGTTGGGTATAAAAAATTCACTCTTAGAGCAAAGGGTGTTCTTGGATGGCAAGGATCACGGGTTGCATTACAAGGTTAGCTTCTATGCTAAAGATATATCTAAATTGCCAAGAAAGAACGACAGAGCAGTTGGTCACACAAAAACTATTGGCAGGTATATTAGTATCAAGAAGTTAAACTTGAAATCAGAAACCAGATGCATAAAGGTCAATAGAGAGGATGGGCTTTTCCTGGCAGGGGAAGGCATGATCCCAACCCACAACACAAAAAGCGAGTTTAGCTCTTATTTGCTTCCAGCGTGGTTCCTTGGTAAATACCCACACAAAAAAGTAATTCAAACAGCACATACTGCTGAATTAGCAGTTGGGTTTGGCAGAAAGGTCAGGAACCTAGTAGGTAGTCAACAATATCAATCAATTTTCTCTGGAGTCTCTTTGTCTTCAGATAGCAAGGCTGCTGGCAGGTGGAACACAAATAAGCAGGGCGAATACTTTGCAATAGGTGTTGGTGGTAGTGTGACGGGCAAAGGGTCGGACCTTCTGATTATAGACGACCCACATAGCGAACAAGAGGCTGCTATAGCAGCAACAAGCCCAGGTGTTTACGATAGCGTATACGAGTGGTATACGTCTGGCCCTCGTCAGCGTTTGCAACCTGGAGGCGCAATTATTCTCGTTATGACGAGGTGGTCTAAAAAAGACCTCTGTGGGCAGATCTTGAAGGCCGCATCGGAAAGAGACGGTGCAGATGAATGGGAAGTGATTGAGTTCCCGGCAATCATGCCTTCCGGCAATCCTCTGTGGCCTGAGTTCTGGCCTTTAGAAGAACTGGAAAAGATCAAGGCAGAATTGCCTGTTGCCAAGTGGAATGCTCAGTACCAGCAAAATCCTACCTCGGAAGAAGGGGCGCTGGTAAAGAGAGAGTGGTGGAAGATCTGGGATAAAGACGATCCCCCCAAGTGCGAGTACATTATCCAGTCCTGGGACACGGCGCTCACCAAGGGAACTCGGTCAGACTACAGCGCCTGTACTACATGGGGAGTGTTTTACGACAGAGATTCAGACGGCAAGCAAAGGGCAAACATCATCCTACTCAATGCTTATCAAGATAAACTTGAGTTCCCCGAACTCAAGCAGAAGGCCCTAGAGGAATACAAGTATTGGAAGCCAGATGCCTGCATTATCGAAGCAAAGGCTGCTGGCGCTCCTCTTGTCTTCGAATTGAGGAAGATGGGCATCCCGGTACAGGATTACACTCCATCTAGAGGAAATGATAAGATAGTTCGCGTGAACGCTGTAAGCGACATATTTGCCTCTGGCTTTGTCTATGCGCCTCCATTGCGCTGGGCAGAAGAGGTGATAGAGCAGTTTGCATCGTTTCCTAATTCAGATCATGATGACCTTGTTGATAGCTCAACGCAGGCTTTGTTGAGGTTTAGGCAAGGTGGTTTTATTTCCACACAGAACGACGACGAAGAAGAATACGTTGTTCGCGCCAAAGCAGACTACTACTAAAACCTTATGTCTTTTAATCCCAATCAGTTAGCTACCATGGAAGAAGTTGATGATATTGTTGCCAAGTTAAATGCGGCTAATATTGGCGGCGGGGTTGCTAAAATCTATATCCCGCAATGGTCTGGCCCTTTTCCTGAGCCGGGAGACGGCAAGGCTCGTCAGTATTGCATCGAATACAACAATGGGTCTACCGGACACAATGTTGGATTGATTCGAGATACGATTAACAAGAACCCCGGTATGTGGCAGCAGATGCTTCAAGCTGATGCCATTCCGGCCAACACGGAAAACTAGGTACTCTTATGATCGACAAGCCTTTGGAAGAGATGGACCCCCTGCTTAGAGAAGAAGCGGAGGTTGAGATTGACATTGTAAATCCAGAGGCTGTCTCAATTGAAACTGAAGACGGTGGGATGATTATTGAGTTTGGCCCACCTGAGGAGGAAGGCGATAGCCTGAAAGACCTTCCTCACTCTGCCAACCTAGCAGAGCATCTGGACGACAATATCCTATCCAGCATCGGAACAAAAGTCCTCGATGTATACGAGGAGGATCTGAACTCCAGGCAGGATTGGGAACGCGCCTATAAAGAGGGCCTGGATTATCTAGGGGTAAAGACAGAGGATCGCAACAAGCCTTGGGCTGGCGCGTGTGGACTTTTCCACAACATGATTATGGAGGCCGCTGTTCGCTTCCAATCCAATGCCATCATGGAGATCTTCCCGGCCTCCGGTCCGGTCAAGACTCAGATCGTTGGAGAGGTAACCGAAGAAAAAGAAGATCAGGCTCTCCGAATCCAGACCGACATGAACTACCTGCTAACGCAGGATTTGAAAGACTATCGGCCTGAAACAGAGCGAATGCTGTTTGGTCTGGCGCTGTGCGGATCTGCTTTCAAGAAGATCTGCTTCGATCCTCTGACGGATATGCCCGATATCAAGTATGTCCCGGCGCAGGACTTCATTATGCCGTATGGAGCTACATCGCTTAAAACGGCAAGCAGGTATATCCATGTTCTTGCAAAGAACATAAACGAAGTAAAGAAGCTACAGTATACAGGGTTTTATCGGGAAGCAAGCATTCAACCTGATTACGACTCCAACTCTCAGCTTAAAGACAAGATCGACAAGATTAGCTACGAGTACAAGCAGGGTGACGAGGATATGGTCACGCTGCTTGAGGCCCACATTGATCTGGACATTGAAGGGCTGGAGCATACCGACGAAGACGGTGAGCCAACAGGAATCGCTCTTCCGTATGTTGTCACGGTAGACAAGTCTTCCGGCAAGGTACTTTCTGTCTATCGCAATTGGGACGAAAGCGATCCGAAGAAGAACAAGCTGATCTGGTTCTCGGCATACAACTATGTTCCTGGTATGGGTGCATACGGCTACGGCTTGATTCACCTCATCGGTGGAAACGCCAAAGCCTCTACCGCTATTTTGCGCCAGCTAATTGATTCTGGCACCCTGGCAAATCTTCCTGGCGGCTTGAAAGCAAAGGGGATGCGTGTTGCTGGAGACGACTCTCCAATTCAACCTGGGGAGTGGCGAGATGTAGACGTTGCGAATGGTGACATCGCTCGTTCGCTCTATCCCCTCCCGTACAAAGAACCTTCGCAGACTCTGTTCCAACTCTTGGGGAATGTCGTCGAAGATGGTCGCAGGTTGGCATCTATTGCTGATGCTGAGATTGGAGATGTTAATTCTCAGGCTCCAGTAGGGACAACGCTGGCAATTATGGAACGGGCGCTCAAGGTAATGAGCGCAATCCAGGCAAGGCTACACGCTTCCCTGCAAGACGAGTTTTCTATTCTGGTCCGGGTAATCCGCGATAGCGGATCGGATCGTTACAAGATTGATTTCGGAAAGATGGACGGGAGCAAACGCGATGACTTTAGTGATCGCATCGACGTTATCCCTGTATCTGATCCGAATGCGGCTACGATGTCGCAGCGGGTTATGCAGTATCAGGCTGCAATCCAGCTTGCTGCTCAAGCGCCGCAATTCTACGACCTGCCTGAGTTGCATCGGAAGATGCTGGAAGTCCTTGGCATTAAGGACGTTAAGAAGATTATTCCAGAGAAGATAGACGCTCCCCTACTCGACCCGCTCTCTGAGAATATCAACCTCACCAACATGAAGCCTGCAAAGGCTTATCAGGTGCAGGATCATGAGTCGCACATCAAAGCGCATATGGCGTATGTGCAATCTCCGTCCGTCCAACAACAGCTAGGACAGAATCCTCAGGCAAACGCAATCTTCGCTGCATTCATGGCGCATATCGCAGAACACGTTGGGTTTGCATATCGCGCCCAGATCGAACAGAAGCTCGGTATACCGCTTCCCGCGCCGGGAGAACCTATGCCTGGGGACATTGAATCGAACCTCAGCAAGGCCATTGCAGACGCATCTACGATGCTTCTACAGCAGGCGCAAGCGCAACAGCAGCAGCAACAGTTTCAGCAGCAAGCTCAAGATCCTGTTATGCAGCTTCAGCAGGCTGAGTTGCAGATCAAACAGGCTGAACTCCAGCAGAAAGCGCAAGAATCGCAGCAGAAAGCGCAGTTGGAGATGGTCAAGAACCAGACGAAAGCGCAATTGGAGACGGCACGGATCCAGTCTCAAGCGCAAATGGCACAGCAAACCGCCGCAGTAAAGGCGCAACAGGTACAAAGCGAACTGGCGCTAGACAATCAGCGCCTGCAACTAGAAATTGAACGTCTCCAGAAGGATCGGCAGGAGTCCGAAGCCCGTATTCAGGCTGAGATGCAGCGCATTCAGACCGAAAACGACATGGCAAAGGCCAAGATTGCTGAGATTCTGGCTCGAATGGATGCTATGGGAGGGTCGGTTGGACCTGAAGTCTAAATTTTTCCATCGAGTAGACGAACTTTCAGAGACGATTACCACCCATCTCGTCTCTGGCTCCTGCGCTGACTACGCAGAGTACAAGATGATGGTTGGCAAACTCGCTGGACTCCAGCAAATGCGCCAAGAGTTTCTAGAAACATGGAAACAAATGGTGCAAGAAGATGATGGAGACTGACGCAAACGCTGTTTAGCGCAAGGAATAGACAAAAAACAACAATGAATACACTACCAACTCCAGTTGGCTACAAAATCTTGGTGAAAATGCGAAAGGTTGTAGAGGAAAAGACGAAGTCTGGCCTCTATATCCCCGATCAAGCCAAGCAAGACGAGAACACTGCGTCTCTAATCGCTGAAGTATTGGCGCTTGGGACGGATGCTTACAAAGATCCGATCAAATATCCTAACGGGGCTTGGTGTTCCGTGGGCGATCACATCATTCTTCGCAGTTATTCCGGTACTCGCATTAAAATTGATGGAGAAGAGTACCGTCTCATCAACGACGACACGCCTGAGGCTGTTGTTCCTGATCCTGACAAGGTAGAGAGGGTCTAATGCTAGAAGAACGCATCGAATCTGATCTCGTTGTCCCTGGGCAAGAAGCAGAAGAGCGTGAGCCTGTCGCGGTAGAGGAAGATCTAGAGATTGAGGTAGTCGATGACACCCCTCCTGAGGATCGTCGTCCTCCTCGCAACGAAACAAGCGAACCGCAAGCGGCTGCTAGCGACGACGAAGAACTTAAGAACTATTCGGAAAGCGTACAAAAACGCATCAAGCGTCTAAAGTACGAGTTCCACGAAGAGCGCCGACAGAAAGAACGCGCCGCACGGGAAGCGCAAGAGGCATTGACGTATGCTTCTTCTCTTCAGCAGCAGATCGAGCAGTATCGCAGGAACTCTGAGGAAAACCAACGGGCGTTGATTCAAGTTTCTGCCAAGCAGAAGGGTTCAGACCTGGACGCCGCTAAACGGCTTCTTAAAGAAGCCTACGAGGCTGGTGATACGGACAAGATGGCAGCAGCACAGGAAGCCATCGCGGTACTTGCTAATGAAAAGCGAGTGCTGGAGTCCTATACACCACCATCTACGTCAAGTGTAAGCTATCTACAACCACAGGACACACAGCCTGTTGCGGCTCAACCTGCACAACCTCGGGTATCCGCTAAAGCTGTCCTCTGGAAAGAGGCAAATCCTTGGTTCGGCAGCGATATGGCTCTTACTGGGTACGCCATTGACGTTCACTCTAAGTTGGTGAACGCTGGAGTAGATCCTGAGAGCGACCAGTACTACGAAGCTATCGACAAGGCCGTGTATCAATTTCACCAAAACATCTCTGGTACGCAAGCTACAAGCCAAGCACCAGCACCAACACAAAACAAAGCCAAAAACGGAGTAGTCATTAGTTCGTCTAGAACGCCTAATGGACAGACCCGCACTAAAGTCCAGCTTACAGAGTCGGCTTTAGCTGTAGCCAAACGCCTGGGGATTACTCCTCAGCAGTACGCGAAAGAACTACTGAAACAGCAAAAGGAGATGCAGTAATGAAGCCGAATCGTGAAATGGAAACCCGCGAAGCAGAATCGCGCATTGAATCTTGGAAGCCGCCCTCGTTGTTGCCCGATCCTGCCCCCAGCCCTGATTGGGCTTTCCGGTGGGTACGGAAGTCGATTCGTGGTGAAGCCGATCCCTCTAATGTGTCCATGCGCCTTCGCGAAGGTTGGACTGTAGCACGGGCCGAAGATCACCCTGAGATTATGGCTGACATTATCTTGAACGAGTCGAAGAATGGCACTATCGAGATCGGTGGCCTCATTCTATGTAAAACGGCACGGCATATGGTTGAACAGCGCAATCGTTACTACGAGCAGATGACAGCCAAACAAGCCGATGCGGTAAACAACAACCTAATGAAGGAACAGGACAGCCGGATGCCTCTCTTCAGAGAATCCAAAACAACTGTTACCTTCGGAACAGGAAATTAGAGGATAACAATGGCTTCTACCGCTACTCCCTACGGCCTCGTTCCCTTTGAGTTGGCTGGCGCTGCTCTCCGTGGCGCTGCTCGGAAATTCCCGATTGGTGCTGATAACACCAATGCCATCTACTTTGGGTCCCCGGTCAGTTTGAACTCTGGCGTCATCACTGTGTGTGGCGCTACCCCTACCACCACTCGTAACGGAAATACTCCGGTTGGCATCTTTGTCGGCTGCGAGTATGTTGATGCTACGGGCCGTCCCACCTGGGCGCAGTACCTTCCGGCTTCTGCTACCACGGCTGGCCTCACCAAGATCTATGTGTACGTTGTTGACGATCCTCGGGTTGTCTTCAGAGTTCAGGGTAACGGCACCGTTGCCACCACGGATCTTGGCAAGAATGCTCCTTTGACTGCGGTCACTTCTGGTTCGACGGTTAGCGGCAACTCGACGGCTTCTTTGCTTGCCGCTTCGATTGCTACCACGAACACACTGGCTGTTAAGATCATCGGCTTTGTAGACTCGGTCTACTCTCAGCCGGGGGATGCTTATACCGATTGCCTTTGCATCTGGAACCAGGGCGTCCACGCCTACCAGAACGCTACGGGCGCGTAATCTAAGGGACAAGGAAAGGAGAATCAATCATGGCTATTACTCGTTCACAGATGTTGAAAGAGTTGGTTCCCGGCCTGAACGCCTTGTTCGGTTTGGAATACGCTCGGTACGGTGAAGAGCATAAAGAGATCTTCGAGATCACCTCTTCGGAACGTGCGTTTGAAGAAGAAGTGAAGCTGTCGGGTTTCGGCACTGCTCCGGTTAAGTCGGAAGGTGGTTCGATTGCCTACGACAACGCGCAGGAAGCCTACACCTCGCGCTATACCCACGAAACGATTGCTCTCGGCTTTGCGGTTACCGAAGAGGCGATGGAAGACAACCTGTATGTCGCCGTTGCCCAGCGGTATACGAAGGCTCTGGCTCGTGCGTTTGCGAACACCAAGCAGGTTAAGGGTGCGAATGTCCTGAACAACGGGTTCAACGCTTCCTACACTGGTGGTGACGGCAAGCGGCTGTTTGCTACCGATCACCCGCTCATCACGGGTGGCTCAAACTCCAACCGTCCTACGACTGGCGCTGACCTCAACGAGACTTCGCTTGAGGCTGCGATCATCCAGATCGCTGGGTGGACGGACGAGCGTGGTTTGCTGATTGCTGCCAAGCCGCGCAAGCTGGTTGTCCCGCCTGCTCTGATGTTCGTTGCGGAGCGCCTGTTGAAGTCGGTTCTTCGGACCAACACTGCCGACAACGACATCAACGCGATCTACAACCTGTCCTCGGTGCCGGAAGGTTATGCGGTCAACCACTATCTGACGGACACCAATGCTTGGTTCCTGAAGACGGACGTGCCGAATGGCCTGAAGATGTTCGAGCGCGTCAACCTCAAGACCTCGGCTGAAGGTGACTTCGAGACGGGCAATATGCGGTACAAGGGACGCGAGCGTTACAGCTTCGGGTGGTCTGATCCGCTGGGTATGTATGGTAGCCCCGGTGCTTCCTAGTACTCTGTAAACAAAATAGGGGGAGAGCGATCTCCCCCCTTACTCATAGCAAACTACCCTATCAGACTGGCTATGCAGACGTTCAAGAGACGGATAGGGAAAACTTCCTTGAAGGAGAATTATAATGGCTAACACTTCGTTTACTGGACCCGTACGAAGCCAGAATGGTTTCCAGGGCTACAGCAATGATTCCTCGAATGTATCGCTGACTCTTAGCGCCCAGGGTACTGGCGTTGTTCTCAACACCTCTAGCGTTCCGTTCTTTCAGCTTACGGCTACTACTGTCACCACGGCTGCAGATGTAACCTATACCGCTGCTCAGTTGAAAACTGGATTGATTCTGCGTGATCCGAATGGCGGCGCTCGTGCCGATCTTTTCCCAACTGCTGCTTCTCTTCTTACTGCTGTTCCTGGTGCGATTGTTGGTACATCTTTTATCGTTACCATCCGCAATACTGCTGACGCTGCGGAAACGATTACGATGACGACCAACACGGGTCTTACCTTGAGCGGTACGATGACGATTGCTCAGAACGCGCAGAAAAGCTTCCTCGTTACCTTCACCGATGTAAGCACCGCTGCTGTGACGATCTACAGCATGGGTAGTGTGACGTTCTAAGGATGTCTCATGCCCAGCTTCAAGCGAACGCCTAGCGGTGGCATTGAATACCGGGGACACACGTTCCCCGGTTTCAACAAGCCGATTAAATCCTCGAAGCCTGAAAAGAAGAAGATGGTCCTGGCAAAAGAAGGAGATCAGGTAAAGCTGGTCCACTTTGGTGATGCCAAGATGGGACACAACTATTCTGCTGCGGCGCGTAAGAGTTATATGGCTCGTAGCGCCGGGATTAAAGGCAAGGACTCCAAGCTGTCGGCTAACTATTGGTCGAGAAAGGTATTGTGGGCTGGCCCTAGCGGAAGCAAGAAAGCTCCTCCTGCCAGTCAAAAGGTGAAGCGATATGACTAGCGATCTTCAGTGCAAAAAGATGACTGCGACTGGCGTTGTATTTGATGGCCCTGGAAGGGTTGTCACGATCTTCGCTCATACGGCTCAGGCTGGATCTATTCAACTTAAAGATGGTGGCTCTGGTGGAACTGTTTTAATCGACATCTCACTTCCTAATAACGCAACTACATCTATACCTCTTGGTGGAAATGGAGTTCGATTTAAGACGAACATCTATCTTTCTGCTACGAACATTGATGCAGTTACAGTTTGCTGGGGTTAATATGAAAGGCCAGATGAAGATGTCGATGCAGCAGCAGGGCAAGGTTGGTAAGGTCATGCACGAGTTCAAAGCTGGCAAGCTGAAGTCCTCGTCAGGCCAAAAGGTAACCAATCCCAAGCAAGGCATTGCAATTGCCTTGTCTGAAGCTAGGAGCATGAAAAAGAAATGATGGGACGATTCTCTATGTCTAAGCAGGTCAGCACTCCTTCGATGTCGAAGAAAACTGGCAAGGCTGTAAAGGCGCAGACTCCTGGGATGTATCCTAAGGCAGTTGTTTCTCGAAAGGTATCGAGTATGAACACGCCAAAGATGGGTATGCGTAAGATGGGTATGCCCAAGATGGGTACGCCTAAAATGAAGAAAGGATTCTAATGTCCTACACTAAGCCTCAGCTTCGAGAGCGTATCAAGTCGCAGGTAATGTCATCCGGTAAGGGTGGCAAGCCTGGACAGTGGTCTGCGCGTAAAGCGCAGCTAGTCGCTCAGAAGTATGAGGCTGCTGGTGGAGGGTACTCTGGATCGAAGTCTAGCAGCCAGAAGAGCCTTTCTAAATGGACAAAGGAAGAGTGGACTACCAAGAGCGGTAAGCCTTCTACGCAAGGCCCTAAGGCTACTGGAGAGCGTTACCTTCCCAAGAAGGCGATTCAGGCTATGCCTGCTGGCGTCTACGCTGCCTCTACGAAGGCGAAGAAGGAAGCAAGCTCTCAGGGTAAGCAGTTCTCTAGTCAGCCTGAGAGCGCCAAGAAGATCGCTAAGAGGTTCCGGTAATGGCTACATCTGGTACGGCAAATTGGAACATCAACATCCTCGACATTATCGAGGAAGCCTACGAACGAATTGGTGTAGAGGTTAAGGGTGGCTACGAGATTAGGACGGCCCGTAGGAGTCTTAACCTTCTCTCGATGGAGTGGGCGAATCGAGGGTTGAATCTGTGGTGCGTAGAGGCAGGAACGCTGTCGCTGACTCCTGGCACCGCAACGTACAATCTTCCTGACGATACGATTGACATTCTAGAAGGAGTGATTCGGACGTATGCAGGTCAGCAGAACAATCAGACTGATATTGCGATTACCCGGATCTCTTTCGTTACCTACAATACGTTGCCTAACAAGCTGGTGCAGGGTACTCCGATTCAGTACTACGTTGCCAGGGATACAACGACTCCTGAGATTACGTTCTGGCAGGTGCCGGACAATACGATCTCTCGACAGTTTGTTTACTACAGGTTGCGGCGTCAGCAGGATGTAGGGCAGAACGCTAACAACAACATGGACGTGCCGTTTCGGTTTGTCCCTGCGATGATCTCTGGTCTTGCTTATCACCTTGCTTCTAAGAGGCCGGAAGCATTTGCTCGTATGCCTGAGTTGAAGGCGCTGTACGAGGAAGAGTTCCAACGTGCGGCTGACGAAGACCGTCAACGGTCTGCGGTTATGCTGGTGCCGGGAGGATACGGCTGGTAATGTTTGCTTCCGGTAAACACGCAATTGCAATGTGCGACATCTGCGCTAGGCAGATCAAATTGCTCTTAACAACCCCAGGACTGCGTCTCAACAGAACCCTCCTACCAGAGCGTACTTCGGTTGGAATCCAGTGTTACCTAACAAGATCTATGTCAATTTAGGTAGTGTTAAAATTTCTATCAGTTGAGGATCAATATGAAGAAGTTCAAAGACAAGAAAGTAGTTCGTAAGCAGGTTGGTGGAGATTTTATTCGTTACATGAAAGATTTCCCCGTAGCAAATATTCCTTACATGGGAGATTTCCCCGTAACAAACAGGCGTTTTGCTTCTCCTGGATCTAAGTACGGATCTGGCTCTGGGTTCGGTATAGCTAAAGCCAATATTGATAGATTCTCGAAGGATGCAGAGAAGGGTTCTTCTGCTGCTATTCCTACTGAAACGACACCTGCTCCTGCCACGCAGCCGAAGGTGGATAATGTCGTTGCCTCTATCCTAAAAACTGCCGCTTTAGCTACTCCTTCTCCCGAGAAGAACGCTATGGATCAGTACAAGAAGCAATCCCCTCCCTTTATGCAAAACCTTTCTGCTTTCTTAGAGAAAGCAGCACAAGCTCCTGACGCTCCTCCCTCGCGGGTGGAGACGAGTTTGTCTTCTTCCTTTAAGAAAGCAGCAAAAGCTCCTGACGCTCCTGCTGAATTAGCGAAAGCTGCGGAAGAGATTCCTAAAACCAAGTCTGGCATGAAGAAGTTTATGGATGAGTACGGCAAGTTTATCGCTCTTGGCGCTATGGCTGGGACTGGTGGTAAGGCTGGTCGAATCGCTGCTCCTATCA